GGAAGGGTGCTGATTATGGCAGGAAACAGAGCGCAGCGGAGGGCTGCGAAGCACAAGGGCAAGCGGCCGGGCGAGACCTATATGGACGTTTTGACCCAGAAGAAGCTGATCAAGGAGGCAGTGGAGCGGTCGGTACACGATGAGAGCGTTTCCATCGAGGCGGACATCAAGACCCAGCGGCAGCTTTGGGTGTCTGTGGTGGCGCTGAATATGGCCTTCGGTTTCGGCGGTGAGCGGGCCAGGCGGTTCATGGATGCGATGGATACGGTCAGAAGCGACATGGAAAAACTGGCCGAAGAGAATGACTGGGACTATGCCATTGAGAAGCTGCGCCAGCGCTGCGAGCAGATCACCGGCATAGAGGTCAGGCAGGTGCATGAAGAAGAGATGCTGCAGGCCAGAAAGGAAAACGAGGCCAACGGAATCTACTTTCTGGCGGAGAATCCGGAGGATCTGGCGAGAATGGGATTCGCGGATGCTTCGGAGGAGCTGATCAGGGTAACCGATCACTACGGCTACCGAAAGGAATGGCTGCCGTTCTACACCGGGAAGATCGTTTTCACGGTTTATAACCTGGCGGAAGAAGCACCGATGCTGGTGGCAGCCTTCGTGGACGAGACCATCGCAAAGAAAGAATGCCGGTGGCTGGAAAAAATGAATTACGGAGGCTGAAGCCCTTGGGAAAACCGAAGATGCTGGGCATGACCAGGATGGGATTGCCGAACGGGCGGGCGGATCTGCGCCGGGCCAAGGCCTGGAAGCGGAACCGGGAGTACACAGACAAGCACCAGGCGGTTCTGGAAAGAAACCAGGATAAGAAGCTGATCCAGGAAAAGGAGGCACGGTTTGGCAACTCAAAAGCGGCTGATTGATGCCAATAGGTTGAAAAAAGTGCTTGATGATTCTTTGGAAGGAACATGCACAATAGAGGATTCAAAGACCGCCAGTGTTATGGCAGGAACAATAATTGCTTGCGGAATTCTTGTAAACGAAATGCCTACGGTAGACGCAGTGGAAGTGGTAAGGTGCAAGGACTGCCGATACAGGCATACCAAGGCCAGTTGTCAGGGAAGATCACCAGAATGGTATTGTCCCAACGGAGAAAGGATGTCGGAGAAAAATGCTGAATGATTGCGCCTTTGCCGGTCGGCTGGTCCGGGACCCGGAGCTGCGGCGGACCGGCAGCGGGATCGCTGTGACCAGCTTCACCATTGCGGTGGAGCGGGACATTGCCGGTCAGGACGGCAAGCGGGAAACGGACTTTATCGACTGCGTAGCATGGCGGGAGAAGGGCGAGTTCGTGGCCAAGTATTTTAAGAAGGGTTCCATGGTTATCACCAAGGGCCGGATGCAGAGCCGGGACTGGACGGACAAGCAGGGAAACAAGCGCAAAGCCTGGGAGCTGCAGGTGGAAGGCGTCTACTTCGGCGGAAGTAAGAAGGACGAGGAAGGATCCCAGCAGCGCAGCGGCTACGGCCAGGGAGGCTATGGCGGGTATTCCGGCGGAAACGCTTACCCGGAGACCACCGCGGCGATAAACCGTTACGGTGCCGCCGGTACCGGCAGCACGTACCTGCCGCCCGAGAATCCCGGCGGCGATTTCGCCATGCTGACGGATGACGATGGGCAGCTGCCATTCTAAGAACCTGAGAGGGGGGCCGATGCTGCGGTGGCAGGAGAAAACGCAAAATCTATGATCCCGTTTCCGAGAGCTGCTGCCGGCATCGATTCCGGATCTGACCACCCCTGTGCCGGATGCCTGCACTTTTACGGTGCATACAAGGATAACCGCTGCTGCAACTATATCCTGGACACAGGAAAGAAGCGGCCATGCCCTCCGGGAGAGGGCTGCACAGTGAAGCACCCTATCACCTGCAAAGAGGATCTGCGGCTGAGAAAAGGGACGCAGTTGTACTAAATAACTGGACAAAAGTATGTAAGTATGTAAACATACATACTATACGCCTGAGCCAAGCGCCGGAGCAAACCGAGAGGTTCCTTCGGCGCTTTTAATTTTTCTGAAGGAGGGTGATATTTTGCAGCTGCTGGCAGAATATGTGATTTCCCTGGATCCCAGGGCAAAAAAGAACAGTCACCGGATCGCGGGCAGCGGACCCCGGTGCCCCATGTGCGGAAAGTTCCAGAAGCAATTTATCCGCAACGGCAGCACCGCTACGGACTTTGCTTTCCGGGCGGCCCAGTACCTGCACCCAAAGCCCGCCCGGCCCTTTGGGCAGGAAGTGCATCTGATCTACCGGGTCTATACGGCGACCTGGCACAAGAAGGATGACCTGAACCTCTACGAGGCGCTGGACGACATTCTGGTGAAGGAGAAGATTCTGGAAGACGACAACAGGAAAATCATCCGCAGCCGGGACGGCAGCCGGGTGCTCTATGACAAGGAACATCCCAGGGCAGAGATTTACATTTACGACTACAAAGAGGAGGAAGACCAATGGCTGGTGGGAACGGTACGAGAATGTTTACGGTAGATCGCTTCCTGGGCGTCAACGAAGCGGCAGACGGAAAAACCGAAGTGAACATGGGGGAGGCTTCTGCCATGAAAAACTTTCTGGTGACGGATGCCTGCAATCTGACAGTGCGGCCCGGAATCCGGCGAGTGGATTTCAGACTGACCAGAGAGCCGGCGCAGGTCCTGACGGTATGGTCCGGTCAGGTGGGCCCGGACAGCGGCATGGACGAGGATGAATACCTGGTAGTGGTGGACTTCTATGAGGGCGCAGACCGATTCTGGATGTACACCGGAAATGGAGGCGACTGGGAGGTTTGCCTCCGGCAGGATGGTGCCCTGGGGCTGACGGAAGCAGAAGGAGCTGTGGTGAAGGTCTTCGCTTTCGGATCCCGGCTTTATGTTATGAGCACGGGCAAGACCTGCGTGCTGCTGGATGGACAGCTGGAGGAAGCGGAGCCCTATATTCCGAAGGTCATCGCCGGTATGGATCCGGAAGGCGGCGGTACTACCATCGAGAACATCAATCTGCTGACGGGCAAGCGGCGGGTGGATTTCAGCGCCGATGGGGAGGCAACGGCCTTCGTGCTGCCCAGCGAGGCGACCGCCGTCCTGAGCGTCACGGTGGACAACACAGAGTATCCTCCTGAGGAGCTGGGCAGCTTCGACGAGGAAAACAGCACCTACACCTTTACGGCAGCGCCGGTGAAGGGCGTGGGTAATGTGGAGTTTGTCTACGACACCGATTCGGCGGCGACGGAGGAGAGCCGGCAGCGGATCTTGCGGATGCCGCTGATCGAGGCCTACAACGGCAGCACGGACACACGACTGTTTGTGGCCGGCGACGGCAGCAACATCTGCTATTACACCGGCGTGACAGAAACCGGTGAGGCCAGCCCACTGTACTTCCCGGCCATGAACGAGGTGAAGGTGGATGTAACCGGCGCGGCTGTGACGGGACTGGTGCGCCACTACTCGAAGCTGCTGGCATTTACCCGGGAGGGAGCCTACACCATCAGCTATGAGCCGGTAACCCTGACAGACGGCAGCACCATTGCAGGCTTCTACCTGCGGACTATGAACCGGGAATTTGGCAACGATGCCGTTGGACAGGTGCAGACGGTGAACAATTACCCCCGGACCATTACCCGGGAAGGTATCTACGAATGGCGGATCACGTCCAGTTATTACAAGGACGAGCGGTACGCCAAGCGGGTATCGGACAAGGTGAAGCGGTCTTTGCAGGGGGCGGATATGACCCGGGTGGTGGCCTGTGACGACACCTACAGCAAGACCTACTATCTGTTCCTCAACGATGGGGCGGGTACGGTGCTGGTGAACAGGTATGACATCGGCAAGGAGGGAATCTGGTGCATTTACACCAGCGAACTTTGCCGAAGTGTAAAGCAGGCGGTGGTTAGCAGCGGAAAAATGGTTTTCAGCGACGGCCGGGAACTTTTCTGCTTCGACGAATCCATGACCAAAGATGCACCGGCGGATCCGGAAGGGGAGACCGTGGCGATTCCGGCGCTGTGGGAGAGCGGCTTCATGGATTTCGGAGCGGATTTCCGGCGCAAGTATTCCAGCCAGATCTACGTATCCCTGCTGCCCCAGACCAATTCCGGCCTTACCATCACGGCAGCCACGGACAAGCGTGCGGAATATCTGGAAAAGAGCATCACCACGAATCTGTTCAGCTTTGAAAATTTTGGTTTCCCCTGGCTGAACTTCGACACCAACGACACACCAAAAATCCACCGGGTACGGCTGAAGGTAAAGAAATTTGTTTACTACAAGCTGATCTTCAAGGTGGAAATTCCGGGTGCGCGGGCGACGATTCTGGGCTATGACCAGACGGTGCGGTTTGCATCCATGGCAAAATGATATCATGATATCACGGAGGTAAAATATGACAACAGTACAGCAGATCTTCGATATGGCCATCCATCTGATGGACGAGCAGAACGAGAGCAACGGAGCCACCGGCACCGTTGATACCAATGAGTATAAATTCCGGACCATTTCCATACTGAACAGCGTTATCCCCAGGCTGTATGCCTACAGCAGCACCTATGTGGATAAGGGAAAGGGGCGGAACGCACCGATGCAGCTGTCTGCGGAGGATTACCGGGAGCCGGATTTTGAGCAGAGTATCCCGCTGGATGATGTGCTGTCCTTAAGCCTGCTGCCTTACTATCTGGCTGCGCAGCTGCTGAGCGCGGAGAACGAGAGCCTTTCCGCCTGGTTCAGAAGTCAGTACCAGGAGAACTTTAACGATATCCGAAACAAGAGCCTGGGGGACTTCGAGACGATCTCCACCCCCTACGGCGGTTTTTAAGGAGGTAGGGTATGGCAAGCATCAAGGACGCAGCGGCAACCTCTGCCCTGAATGAGGAAAAGTACATCAACGAACTGTATGACGCCAATCTGGGAAACCAGAACAAGGTCCTGGAGGAGGGCTACGGAAACAGCCAGGGGATCCTGGATCAGGAGCAGCAGGGTCTGCAGCAGCGCACAGACACCTATGTGGACCGCACCCAGGTGGAGGCAGACCGGGCAAAGAATCTTTACGGCGATGGCGGTCTTTCCGCCGGTGCCCAGGCTCAGGCGGAGCTGTCCCAGGAGAACGCCCAGAGGCGGAATGTACAGCAGCTGCGGGAAGCCCAGAATGACGCCGACGCGGAATTTGCCCGTCAGCGGCAGCTGCTGGCCGGCCAGTACGAGGCGGCCATCAAGCAGGCCCAGGCGGACAACGACATGGAGCGGGCGCAGGCCCTCTATGATGCAGCAAAGACCGAGGAGGCCCAGCTGCTTGAGCTTCAGAAGCAGGGGGCCCAGCTGCTTCAGCAAAAGAACGACATGAGCGGAATGGAGGCAATCGCAAAGGGCGAGACACTGCCCAGGGACACCGCTGGGGAAACCTGGGAGCAGGTACGCCGGGACGAGGAAGCACTGAACGCCATCTATGATGCCCGGCTGGAAAGCCAGCTGGCCCAGCTGAGAAGCGATTACGAGACCGGCACCTCTGATCTGGAGGCCCAGCGGCAGGCCAGGGAGAAGCAGACCGACGAAAAGCTGACACAGAGCTATGTGGATGCTCTGAAGGGACAGAAGAATGCGGCTGAGGTCCAGGGAACTTACGGCCAGGGCAGCGGCGCAGCGGCCCAGGGACGGCTTGCCAGGGATATTGGCCTCCAGGACACCCTGACGGAGATCCGCAGGGCACAGGTGGGCACGGAGGCTGCTGCCGGCGT